GAACGCGAAAAAGTCAGTGAATAGTTGGGCGGGAACTTTCCCGCAAGAAAGGCGCGCACCCGCCGGGCATCTTTCGTGTAATCATAGAATGAAACATCGGGAAATCGCGTCATCAAACAAACTCGCGCATCTCCCCCTAAAGATTCCCACGGAATATCAGAGGTTCCGTTCAAACGCACGCAAAGGGAAAGCCTCTCCCGGTTCGCCTTGCGTTGCGCCGCTTCAATATCCTTTGCAATGTCTTCAATAAAACCCTTGGCATCTGAAAAGAAAGCTTTCGTTTTCGCGATGCGCGCTGACCGCACGTTGGCAAATGCGCCCATGCCCGCGCTGAAAAGACAAGCGGCGATGCACCCCGCGCTTGCGTGAGGGCAGACGTTTCGCCCGCTAAGATAAGAGGGAGCGAGGTAAAGAATCGCCGTCAAATACCCTAGGCTTTCGCCCTTGGTTGTTTTTGCGTTTTCAGTTGTAAGATATTTCATTTGGTTTCCTGTTTTTGGGTTTTATTAAAATGCTTCAGAGCGAATTTCGTCGCCGTGGCGCTTGTTCGCCTTTGCAATTTTCCGCATCACTGCGATGGCGGACGTTACGGTTTTACAGTGTGAAATCTGCCCCCAAATTTCCTCTTCCGTATAAGCCTCAACTATCACGTCCCAGCCGCCGATGTTATCGTGCGACTCCGCGTAAGCCGTGACCGAATCAATCATCTCGTGTTTCGTTGTCATTTTTTCTTATATTCTATTTCGTTGTGGGTTGCGTTTGTCGCTCCCCTGCCCACACGTTTAGCATATTGCCCGAAATGTTTCAAGACTTCTTTTCACCAATCAGCTGTCCTAATGACACGCAAACGG